TTGCGTAAACTTTTCAGTTAAACAAAGCATTCATTATGAAACAAAAGATTTTAGAGGCGTTGAAAGCCAAATTTCCGGGGGTCAACGCAAATGTATTGAACAGGATTGCCGATAAACTCGCCAAGACTGTAACCACAGATGAACAAATAACAACTGCTATTGCAGGGGTAACAAAAGAGTTCATCGAAATCATTGAAAGCTACGGCGACAGCCGTGCGACAGAAGCCCAACAGACAGCCGTACAAACCTATGAAACCAAATACGGTCTGAAAGACGGGCAAAAGATTGATAACGGGGGCGGCTCTCAGGGCGGTCAGCAAGGAGGAACGCAAACCGTTCAGACACAATCCGCAGGGGGCGAGCAAGTTCCGGCTTGGGCACAGGCTCTTATCGAAAGCAACAAGACGATAACCGAGCGTTTGAACAAAATGGATGGAGACCGTACAACTGCAACCCGCAAGCAACAACTTTCCACAATCATTGAAAAACTGCCTGAAAATCTACGCAAGGCTTACGAGCGCACACCTGTTGACGGTCTAACCGATGAACAGTTCAACACGCTTGTCGGCGAAATCACTACCGAAGTGGACGGCATTGTCAATGACACACGGGCAAAAGGGGCTGTTTTCGGAAGACCTGCCGCACAGAACGGCGGTTCATCAAGTCAAGGGAACGAACTGACAAAAGAGCAATTGGAGGCTATATCACACCGTGACAACAAGCCCGCCGACGGTCAGCCGTTCTAATGTTTAACATCCAAAATCATTCAAAAATGGGAATGACAGTAACACGCAGGAAAGACACACGCACACCTCGTGTCTTCATGCACAAAACAGCGGATATTCGCGGCGGCGTTTCGGTCAAGGTTTCTGAACTCGGCGGCGATTTTCTGAACGAGGGCGCAGTATTGAGCGCACCCGACAACGGCATTTGCCACGTTGTGAAGATTGCCGTTCTGTCGGCAGAAGCGACAGATACCGCAACTGACATCAAAGTAAATAAAGGTCACAATTTCAAAGTTGGCGATTTCATCATGGCTGATGAAGGTGGCAAGGCTTACGCTATCACATCTATCACAACCACAGAGAAAACCCACGACACAATCAAGGTCAAGACCACTCTTGGAGTGAAGATTGAGAAAGGCGGATTTATCATTGAAGCCGCAGCGGAATCGGCAGCGGAATCGGCAGCGGAAACCTCAAAACTGAAATACACCCCGCTTTCACTTGTCGGAACAGGCAAGCCCATCGTGCAAAACTCAAACCTTGACACGGACGCTTGGCTTATTGGCGTGACAAAGGGCAACCCGCTTCCTGAATGCGTGATGAAACACCTCAAAGGTATCATAAACTATTAATCGTAAGTAATTTATGGGAACTATTGTAAATACAATGATTCAGGGTTTGACCGAACAAATGGTTCAAGCCCGTCTGAATTCGGCTGACGCTTCGGGCTTCCTTTTCGGAAAGCACTTCCCCGTTAAGAAAGTCAACGGCTTCAACTGGAAAACCTTAACGAACCAGCTTGAAAAGAAGAATGTCGCCGCCGACCTGCATACTGACAACGGAACTATCATGCGTAAACGCCGCCCGATATTCGAGAGCGCACGTGGAGATATTCCGTTTATCTCTATCAGCCGTGAACTTTCACGCTCTGAAATCAAAGATTATCAAACGGCTTTGGCTTTCGCTCAGGATGAAGATGCTACCAAACTTGTTGAGTATTGGGGAAATGATGTTGATTTCTGTTTCAACGGCGTTCAGTCTGAGGAAGAATACATTGCATGGAAACTCGCTTCAAACGCTGGCGTGCTTAAATTCACAACCACCACGAACGCAACCTATGCCAATGAATTTGACCTTGACTATGACGTGGATGATGAGATGAAAACCAAATCATCCGTTGATTGGAACAGCAAGTCAACTGCTGACATTATCGGCGACCTTGCTAAATTCGTGAAGTTGGGTAAGGATCATAACCTGAACTTGAAGTACGCTTTCATCAATTTGGATGAACTGTACAAAATCTGTTCTGCGGAACAAATTATTAAACAGTGCGCTTCTTTCGCCGCCAACGCCCTCGGTATCTCTCAAACACCTGACTTGGCTGCTGTAAATACCATGCTCGCAAAACAAGCATGGCTGAACGGTATTCAACTGCGTGTTATCGACCAAACCATCACCCGTGAATTTTCAGACGGTTCACAGACTTCTGGCAACCCGTTTGAGAACAGCCGTATGATTTTGTCAGAAAGTGAAATACTCGGTTCCACGCAGTATGACATTCTTCAGGAAAATGAAGAAACAATTCTGAGAGCCGTGCGTGCCCATACAGTCGTGAAGAAGTACGGCACGATTGAGCCTAAGAGCGAGGTTACAATCGGTCAGGCTGACGCTATTCCCGTATTTGATACGGCTTACCGTAACATCTACGTGAGAACGGACGCACAAGATTGGGATTAAAGACGGTCTTGAATTATGGCAAAAGTTATCGAAAACCTGAAAGGGATAAACGCCTACCCGATACCGCTCCGAACACTTGTTGAGACAGCGGACAAACGGGGGCTTGACCTTGACACGGAAGCGACAGCAGAGGTTCTGAAAGGGAAAGCCTACAACCTCGCCAAAGCAGACTTACTTCTGTGGCTGTCTTTCGCTCCTGACGTGTCTCAGGGCGGTCAGTCCTTTTCATTCACGGACGAACAGAGAACGCAATTCCGCAATCATGCCAAAGCCTTGTACAAAGAATTTGACGATGACAGCGGCAGCGCAAACAAACCTATTTACGGATATAAAGGTTCTCGGCTTTAAAAACGGAAATGTATGCTTATTCAAAACGGAACAATCGAATTCAAGACAAAGACAGCGGGCGGGATTGACCCTGAAACGGGTTATCCCGTCAAACCGTCTTCCGTGGCATGGGGCGAACCTGTTCCATGTCAATTCAAGGCGAAGAAGTTCAACCAACTCGGAATTATCAAGGGGGAACACTTCACAGTGGCTTCCTATGAAATCCTGATTGAAGAACAGCCCGTTCCATCGGAACAGCTACGCTTGAAAGACTTGTCAGGAAAAGAGATTGGCACGTTTTCAATCATTCAGGCAGAACCGCTTGAAGCCGTGTGCGAAGTAAGAATTTTGGTCTAAAGCGATGTGCGGCTGTATGTCGGCTTTTCTTTTTCAACCCGGTCAAACATACCAATAAGAAAAGTAAACGCCACATGCGCCGATTTCGCAAAAAATAACTGAGAAGAATATGCCTATCACACAACTAACACCGATGTCGGAGATTGACAGATACACGGAACAGCAGCTTGAAAGGCTGAAACAAGTTCTTATCCGAAACCTGATGTATATCGGGGAGACAGTCTTGAACAGGGCACGTTCAACCAATTCTTACAAAGACCGCACGGGCAACCTGAGAAGTTCAATCGGCTATGTTATCACGGTTGACGGGCGAATAATCCATTCATCCAGTTTCCAAACCGTGAAACAAGGCAAGGACGGTTCTTCAAAGGGGGCAGCGTATGTGAAAAGCCTCGCAAGAAAATTCCCGCAGGGGATTTGCCTTATTGTCGTGGCTGGTATGAACTACGCTTCTTATGTGTCCGCAAAAGGGCTTGACGTTCTTGACAGTTCAGAACTTCTTGCCGAGCGTCTTGTACCGCAAATGTTGAAACAACTCGGATTTCATTAAACAGAACTTATATGGCTAAGACTTCAAAACAAATTCAAGGGGACGTGTACCGTCTGCTGAAAAACAGTACCCTTTCCTCGATGATTTCAGGGGACGTTTACAGAGGGGACGGTAAGACCAGCAATCGCCCGAGAGACAGTCGCAAGGAGGATGCCGTTGTGATATTCACATCGGGTCTTTCGGGTGACATTCAAACGGGTGTTGTAACCGTGAATATCTATGTTCCAGATGTTGACCCTTACGATAACGGGGTCTTCGTTGAAGACGGTCAGCGGGCAGAAGAAATAGAGCGTCTCGCCAATGATTGGGTCAACAGCCTGACCGCCGATAAGTCCTGTTATAAATTCAGGCTTCAACAAACCATTTACACGGAGGCTGAACCTGACATCAATCAGCATTTCATCGTTGTGAAACTTCATTACGAGTTCTTCGGCAGCGATGATGCGCCTCTGAATATCAAATAAATTGTAGAACATTAAAAACGAATAAGTTATGGCAGTTTTATCATGGGGTAAATGTAAGATTGAAACAACCCCGTCAACAAATGGCGCACCCACCACCCCGGAATCTTGGGAAGCCCTTGACACGCCGAAAGAAGACACAACAAAAATCACCCCCACGGCGGGAACTGAGAAGACCGCCACAGAGGAGGGCGGCGAACTTGTTGATGTCCGTTACGGGAAGAATACTTATACGCTTGAATTTGACCTGTTTGTCAAGAAAGGCGGGGAACGCCCGTTTGAAGACAATGACGGGTTAATCGCAGGAGAACATGCTTTCCGCATAACTCCCGAAGACGAAGAATGCGAGGGCGCACAGATTGACCGTTCCGTGGTTCGTTGTGATGAAAGCTATTCAACCGCTGACGGTAAAATGCTTCATTACGTTGCACGTTGCCTGAAACCCAAGACAGGCAAGACCGTGAAGCCTTATACAAAGCCCAAAGGGTAAGCGCAATAAGAAAACTTTCAGCGGGGTTGATACACTGGTTTATCCGCCGTGAAGCCTGAACGCCTTTCCCGGTTGCATGTCGGTTCGATTCCGACCCCCGTCTCTAATCATAACTTAGAAATTCGTCAGATATGAATAAGACAATAGAACAAACGGTTGCTGAAACCATCCTTGAACAGCCTTTTGAAGTCAAGGTAGGCGAAAAGTCATATCAGGTTGCCCCCGCAAGTACGGCAACCCTCATACTTGTTTCAGAAGCGATTTCACAACTCCCACATATTGCCCTTGACACGGAGAAGGTCGTTGAAGAAACATTATCCATAGCGAAAGACTGCCGCATTCTCGGCGATATAGCGGCTATTCTCATTCTTGGCGCAAAGAGCATCACAGAAAAGAAAAAAGTTCCGCAAATCAAAGAGAAACGGTATCTGTGCGGGCTTATTCGCCGCCCATACACGATTGAAGTTGAAATTACCATTGACAAGAAAGCGGAGCTTGCAAAAGAACTTCTTGAAGATGTCTCCCCGAGAGAACTTAACCTGATTGTAAGCCAAATCTTATCAAGAATGCAGATAGCCGATTTTTTCGGGCTTACCACTTTCCTGACAGAACTCAATCTTCTTCATCCGAGGAAAGTGGAGAACTGAATGACAGCATTTGGGCTGTCATAGGCGGTTTTGCAAAAGGCTACGATCTGACCTTTGACTATGTTCTGTACAATATCAGCTATACGAACATGATAATGTACGGGGCTATTCTCCCGACATACGACAAAAAGAAAAATGACGGGAAAAAGGATGAAGAACAAAAAGTTATCAAGGCAGATGACCCGAGAAATAAGGAAGAAGTAAGGAAATTTTTTGAAACCTGTGATTAAAGGCAGAAACAATGAACAACGATAAAGGAAGACTGAATTACGGTGTCGGGCTTGACAACTCCCAGTTAAGGGTAGGCGCAGCCGAATCACGGCGTTTGCTCCAAGGTATAGGGCAAACAGCGGTTGACGAAGGTGCAAGGATTGACGATTCATTCAAAAGAATCGGCAGAACTGTCGCTGGTGTGTTTGCCGTGTCTCAGATAAAAGATTTCATCACGCACGTTGCGACTGTCCGTGGAGAATTCCAACAGCTTGAAATCGCTTTCAAAACCATGCTCGGCTCTGCGGGTCAGGCAGATGTTTTGATGACCCAGCTTGTCAAGACAGCCGCCACAACTCCGTTCGGTCTGAAAGACATCGGTCAAGCCGCAAAACAGCTTCTTGCCTACGGTGTCGCCGCAAATGACGTGAACAGCACTTTGATACGCCTCGGGGACATCGCCGCCGGGCTTTCAATCCCTATCAATGACCTTGCCTATCTGTACGGAACAACAATGGTTCAAGGACGTTTGTACACGGCTGACCTTAATCAATTTTTGGGGCGTGGCATTCCTCTTATGGAAGAACTTGCGAAACAGTTCGGCGTAGCAGAAAATCAGGTCAAACAACTTGTTGAAGACGGAAAAGTAGGATTTCCCGAAGTTCAGAAAGCCATTGAGAACCTGACCAACGAGGGCAGTAAATTCGGCGGTCTTATGGAAGCTCAGTCAAAAACAATCACGGGGCAGATTTCAAACATTGAGGACGCAATCGACACAATGTTCAATGCCATAGGTCAGTCGCAGGAGGGGGTAATAAACACCTCTCTTGGTCTTGTCTCAACCCTGATTGAGAACTGGGAAACAGTCGGTAACATCCTTTTGACAATCATCGCTACATACGGGGCATATAAAGCCGCCGTTATCGCTGTCGCAGCCGCACATAAATTGATGAACATTTGGGGAACTGTTAGTGCTTTTCTGTCTCTAACAACCTCTATACGTTCAGCCAAAGACGCTATGTTGCTTTTCAACATGGCTGTAAAAGCAAATCCGCTTGGTTTGGTTCTGTCTGTTCTTGCAGCCGCCGTGACAGCTTTCCTTGCTTTCAGAAAATCAACGGACGAAGCCGCTGACGCTCTGAAAAAGGAACGTGAGGAAGCCGAGGCGTTCAACAAACAGGTTAGCGAATCAGCGGGCAAAGCCATTTCAACGTATAAACGTCTTCAAGACGAATACAAGAAATGCAAGTCAGCCCATGAAAAGCGTGAGTGGATAAAAGAAAGTCAGGCGAAGTTCAAAGAACTGGGAATTGCCGTCAACAGCGTCAATGATGCTGAAAACATCTTTGTCAAGAACACTTCCTTGATGATGAAAGCCTTTCAGAAACGTGCGGAAGCCGCCGCATGGCAATCCCGTCTTGATGAAGCCTACGCAAAGAGGGTTGAACGCCAAATGGCTCTTGAAGACCAAATGGATAAGATTCAGGCGGGAAGCAAAGTGCCGGGATATTCACACACGACACAAGGAGGCTATGAATACGTTGACCGCAGCGGAGCATGGGTTTACACCGAGGCGGGTGCGAGAAAAGCCCGTGAAGCGTTCAAACAGACAATCGCCAATGACCCTGTTCTGAACGAAATAGACGCCCGTATAAACAAGTATGCCGAGAAAATGACCTCTGTTTCATCTGACTTTCAAAAACTGTTTGAACAAGCGGGTACAAGCCAGAAAACAACGCAGGAAAAGAACGAGGAAAAGAGATTCGCTAAAGAACAGCAGAAAATCGCCGATGAAACAGCCCAACGCACGGCTAAAATCAAGGAGTATTCAGCAAAGGTTTCAGAAGCAGTTTCACAAGCCGAGATAGACATCCGTCAGGCTCAAATCAACGAACTTGAAGATGGTTATGAAAAGACCGTTGCGCAGGTGCAGTTGAATTATGACCGCCTTATCTCCGAGAACGATAAACGGGCGCAGAAAATGATTGAAGACCTGAAAGATAAAAAAGTGCTTGAATGGCTCAATCAGAACCCGAAAGCGACAAAGGAACAACAGCTTGAATACCGGGCTTCCTTGAACCTGACAACCGCTGACCTTTCTTCCGAGCAGCAAGCGATGTTAAAGTCTTATGCCGAAGTTGCAAGGCAGATTCAAGTCAAAGGTAACAAACAAGCCCTTGACGATATGATGAAAGACATTCTGACCTATGAACAGCAACGTGCGCAAATCGCCGAAGAATACGCCAAGAAGCGTGAAAGCCTATATGAAACGGATAAAGACGGGAATAAGAAACTCCGCAAGGGTGTCACACAAGGGAACGTGGATGAACTGAACCGTGCCGAAACAGAGGCGTATCAGAAAATTGATGAACAGTTCGCCCAACGTGAAGAAACATATAATGCTTGGTGTGAGAAGATAGCCGACATGACCCTTGAACAGTTGAAGCAGGTATTGGAGCAAGCGGAAAAGGAACTTGAAGAACTTGAAAAGAACGGAGGTTCTTCTGATAAGTTGTCCGTTGCCCGTGCAAAGGTATCAACGGCTAAAAAAGGAGTGGAAAAAGCGCAAGCGAAAAACGATGTCAGCCCCGATAAACGTTCAATCAAAGAGTGGGAAGATTTGTATAAAACGCTTCAAGAATGTGAACGGGAGTTTGAGAGTATCGGCGACACAGTTGGCGGCGTGGCAGGCGAAATCATTTCAACGGCTGGCAGCATTATGACCGCTTCTCTGTCAATGATAAACGGCATTGTTCAGCTCGTGAATATATCTGCAACCGGTATTAAGGGAACAGCGACAGCGGCGGCAACAGCCATTCAAACGGTAGAAAAGGCTTCTGTCATCCTGACTATCATATCGGCTGCAATGTCAATAGCAATGCAGATTGTAAACCTATTCAACAATGATGACAAGAAGCAAGAAGAAATTGAAGCCCTGCAGGACAGAATAGACCAACTTCAATGGGAACTTGACAATGCAGATATTGTGCGGTTACAAGAAAACAGCGGGAAAGCGGTTGAACGTGTGAAACGGGCTTTATCCGAGACTTACAAAGAACTCCTGAGAAACAAAATCGCTGTCAATGACGTAGCGGGGGCTTGGCGACTTCTGTTCAGCAACGTTTCAAACAACGCTGAACTGCTTCAAAAGACCGCTGAGAAACTCGCCACGGCGTATGCAAATATCGCTTACACGGCTGACAAGGCTCTCGGGGGTGAAAAATACAGTAACGCCCAAGAGCAGCTTAAAAACCTCGCCCAGCAGCAACTTCTTATTCAAGAACAAATCAGAAACGAAGAGGATAAGAAAGACACGGATCATGGCAAGATTGATGAATGGAACAGAAAAATTGAAGAACTCGGTTCACAAGCTGTCGCCATCATCAACGACATGGTAGAAGACATTATCGGTGGTTCAAGTTCAGATATAGCCAAAGAACTCGGAGACGCTTTTTTTGAAGCGTTTCAAGCGGGAGAAGATTACGCCGAGGCATGGGGCGATAAGGTCAAAGACATCGTGGCTGACGTGATGAAAAGAATGTTGGTTTCCAAGTTTCTTGAAGAACCTCTTGGGGAGATATTCGACAAGTACAAGGCTAAATGGTTCAAGGACGGTCAGTTTGTCGGTCTTGACGCTGTTATTCAATCTATGAGTGGTTTCGCTTCTGACCTGAACGCTGTTGGGGCTGATTTTGCCAAGATATGGGAAACCCTCCCTGAAAGCGTTAAATCAATGTTTGAAGTCACGGCAGATGCAACCCGTGAAGCCTCTCAAAAAGGTATTGCCACAGCTTCGCAAGAAAGTGTTGATGAATTGAACGGACGTGCGACAGCCATTCAGGGGCACACGTATTCAATCGCTGAGAACACGAAAATCATTCTTTCTGTCGTGAACATGATTTTACAGTCAGTATTGAACATTGAGAAACACACCGAAAACATGGCAGGACGCATTGAACGCATTGAAAGCTCAGTCAAAGAGACAAAAGATACAGTTAACGATTTCGCCTTGAAAGGCATAAAAATGATATAAGTATGGAAGACATTATTAGACAAGTTTACGCCCAATGGAGGGTTGCCAAAGAGCAAGCCCGGCAGGAGTGCGATAGCCGTTCCCTGCCAAATATGGCAGAGAAATACCGTATGTGTGATATGTTCAAAGGCACGGAAGATTTACAGAGCCTTATACGGCTGTTCACAAGCCCACAAGGTATGGAGTTCTGTATCAAACACCGTTTCCCGAATATAGCGACTTTCAGGCTGTTCAAGCCGTTCAACCCCGAGAAGTACGGTGTTTACATTGATGCGGGTATAATCACGCTGAGAAACCCGGAAAAAGCGGTTCTTATCGGGCGTACAAACGCAACGATAAACTGTGACACGCTTGAACGCCATGAAATTTTTCTTCTTCACGGGGCTAAAGCGTTCATCAACGCCTCGGGCTGGGCGGTTGTTTCCGTCAAGGGGTCAACGGGTTGCCAACAAATTCGTAACGTGTCAGGAAATGCGGTAATATTATGATGTCAGGACGATTTTACATAGACGGTAAGGATGCGTTCACAGAGTACGGCATCTATGTTCAGGAGGGGGGCTACAACGAACTTGTGGCGTTCCCGCCTCTGAAAGCGGTCACAAGCAACGACTGGCAGGAAGAAGACGGCATAGAACCTGACTTGTCAGAACCTACCTTGAACACGAAGGAATTTTCCTTAAAAATTGTTCTCTCAGGCATGGATTACCGTTGGGGAGGCTTCATAGAACGATTGTCAGACAAAGCCTATCATACGTTTGATTTCAGGGAGATAGGACGTACTTACCGCCTTCGTCTTGTGTCAAACCCTAACACGGATTTGGCAACGCTTCTCGGTTTCATCACGATAAAGCTTGCCGATGATTTCCCTTTGGACGGGTACACCTACAAAGAACCTGAAAGCACTGTTCCCGGCTCTGATTATTATGAACTTGACGGGAAACCGTTCTCAGTTTATGGGGTTCATGTGTTGGAGGGAACGCTTAATGAAATAGAGAAATCGCCGAATGTCAAGACCAGCCTCCTGCGCAATATCAACAAATTGAACGGGGCTTTGTATGACGGGGAAAAAGTGACCTATAAGGCAAAGGACGTAAAGATAAACTGCCTTATGAAAGCCGCCTCACTGACTGAACTGTGGCGCAACTATAACGCTCTGTTGTATGACCTTGTGCGTCCTGAACAACGGCTGTTATACTCTGATGAAACGGGATATGAATACCCCTGCCATTATAAAAGCTGTTCCGTGTCCGAGTTTTACGCCTCTGATAAAATATGGCTCAAATTTACCGTTACCGTATGCTTCATTTCATTCAGGCTTGAAGACGATGAATTTGTGCTTGCCACGGAAACACGGGATTTGGTTGTGACAGAAGACGGGGAGTTTGCGATTGACTTACGAAAAAGAATATGACATTATGGGATTGAAAAGAATTAAAATCAGCGAATTAACCCTTTCCGACAATCTGAAAGGATTATACACTATCGGCGTTAAGCTGATAAATGGGGTTCAAACGAGCGTCAAGGTCAGTCTGGAACACATTCAGACCGCCTATGAAAATGCCGTAGCCGCAACGAAAAAAGCCGAGACAGCCGCCAATAGTGCGAACACCGCAGCGGGTTCAGCCAACAGTGCCGCTTCCTCTGCCAACAGTGCGGCTACGAAAGCAAACACGGCGGCGGGAAACGCTGACAAGGCAACCGCAGCAGCAAATACCGCCACAACCAACGCAAACAATGCGGCAACAAAGGCAAATACCGCCGCTTCCAATGCGGACAAAGCCCGTGAAGATTTAGAAGAGATAAAGGAAGCCGCCGTGACCGCCACCAACTCAGCCAACAGTGCCGCTTCCTCTGCAAACAATGCCGCAACGAAAGCTAATAAGGCGGCGGGGAACGCTGACACGCAAGCTGACCGGGCAAAGGAACAGGCTGACAACCCGCCCAAAATGGGAGACAATGGAAATTGGTGGAAATGGGATGAAGCTCAGAAAAAGTATGTCGATACAGGTGTGCTCGCAAAAGGCGGCGTGCTGTACCCGACATTCAGCATAGACGATGATGACATGATTCTATACATGGAATTTGAAGATGAAGTAAGCGACAAACTTATCAAGTTTGATGAACAGACGGGAGAACTTTATTTGAATGTTGGATAACTTAAAGTTACACGAATATGACAAAGATACCTTTAGGGAAAGTGGCGTTTACGGACGCAGGTTCTTATAACGCCGGAAAGACTTACAAGCGGTTTGACTTTGTTGACACGGAAGACAGTTCCTATTTGTCGTTACAAGACAATAACAAGGGACACGCCATCACTGAAACCGCTTGGTGGAAATGCCTCGCACGGGGCACAAAAGCCACAGAAGCCGCAAAAAAAGCCAACGATGCGGCAGCATTGGCAAACGAAAAAGCTATGGCGGCAGATACGGAGGCAGGGCGTGTGAATGCTGCAATAACGCAAGCCAATACCGCTGCCACAAACGCTCAACAACAAGCGTCAGCCGCAGGAGAAGCGGCGGCAGAAGCAACGGAAAGTGTGGCTGAAATGAACGCCGCCCTCGCCCGTTTGGAAGAATTGGAGCAGACAATCACGGCTAAAGACCGTAAACAGCCAACGGGAATGACATTAGAGTTTCCTAAGAAAATAACCAAAGGGAACAAAGACATTCTGAGAGTAACAGCTACCCTATCCCCGGCGGGAACGGGTAACAATGTCCTTTTCTTGGGCGATGACAAAGCGGTTTCCGTTGCCCCTGACGGTTTTCTGACCGTGAACAGTGTCGGCATAAGCAAAATACACGTCATCCCGACAGAAAACACAAGCATTTATCGAACCATTGATATTGAAGTCGTTCCGCAGTCTGTCAGGCTTTGTACAAAATCAACTTTGCGCCTGACCGCAAATGGCAAATTCAGGTTCAATTAAAATAATTTTTCAACAAATAAAACTTTTAAATTATGGCACTATCAACAGATGAAGAAAACAAAGTAAGGGAAATCATTGAAGCGTTCACAAACGGAAAACGATTGAGTGACCTGCCTGACGTTTCAGGCGACAACCCGTTCAAACTGTTATGTGAAGTATTGGAAGACGGGGAAAGCAAGAAAGCGGCTCTCGCAGCCATGTTGCCCTACATGGAAGAAAACTGTATGTACGGCATTGAATATGATGTCACGGTATCATCCCCTGACGTTACCCGTATCGGTAATATGTCACTTCATAAATCCCTACCCGTACACAACCGCATGAAAGGCTGTCTTCTTGATGACAACGGGAACGTGGTTGAATATCTCAACCCATCGGATTGGACGGGTCAGACCCGTGACGGCTCACGTGGGCAAGTCATGGTTGAACTGCCGATGTATTATCGCAAGTTTGAAACAGAGGGTAACAAACGCCGTGTGAAGTTTTCTGAATATCCGTTGCCCGGTTATCATCAAGTGAAGAAGAAATATGTTTCAGCCTATGAAGCCACCGTACAACGTTCCAAGACAACCCTTTGCTCCGTTGTGAATGATGATGCGGATTACAGGGGAGGAAACAATGATTCATCAAAGGACGAAAAAAGTAACACTCTGTTGGGAAGACCCGCAACGGCAATTTCACGTACAAATTTCAGAGACTACGCCCGGAAAAGAAAGCCGTCAACAAAAGAATGGAACTGCATGACGTATGACATTCAGAAAGACCTGTTCTGGCTCTTTGCCGTTGAATACGCCACACTCAATTCACAAAAGGCGTATAACGCCGCAAAAGACAGCAACGACTACGCACAAGGCGGTCTCGGAGACGGGGTTACAACACTTGACGGCAGCAAATGGAACACGTTCAACGGTTATTATCCTTTTATCCCTTGTGGTTATACGGATGAACTCGGTAACGGAACGGGCATAAAAGAATACTCCATGCCAACCGAATATGATTCTTCAATCAAGAAAGTCAATGTTCCCCGTTATCGTGGCATTGAAAATCCTTTCGGCCATATCTGGCAGTGGACGGACGGCATCAACATTCAAATACAGTCAGCCGATACAGGAGGGCTGAGTAAGGTTTTCGTCACAGATGACCCCGAAAAGTTCAATGACAGCAATTATACGGGTTATTCCCATGTCGGCAATGAAGCCCGCACGAATGCTTATGTGAAGTCTGTCTTTTTCGGCGAGGGAGGCGAAATCATGCCTGATGTTGTCGGCGGTAGTTCTACGACTTATTTCTGTGACTATCACTATACCAACATTCCAAGTTCAGGCGATGTGTTGCGTGGTGTCCTGTTCGGCGGTTTTGCGGCTTACGGTGCGCGTGCGGGTCTCGCCTTTGCGAACTCGAATGACGCCCCCTCGAATACGCTTGCGAACTTCGGTTCTCGCCTTTGCTTTATCCCCGAATAAACGGAGCGGCACGCCCTGCTCCGTCCCGTCTTTGGACGGGGCAGGGTTCAAATAATAACAGTATAAAAAACAATGATTGAAGAAATGAACAATATACCGAAAGAGGATGACGGAACACTCGCTTTCCTGAATATCCCAAGAGACGAAAACAGCAGAAGTTTCAACTGCGATGAAACGACACAATCAAAACTTGTGAACACAACCTTTTGGGTGGTTGATTTCATTGAAGAAGTCCCGACACGTTTCAGCAAGAGCAAGGGGACAAAGGGTCAGACGCTTGTCAAAATCAAGATGACGAAAGACGCTTTGGAATCTGACGCGAAGAAGTTCTTCACAGGTTCATCCGACATTCTTTATGTCTTGAAGAAAGTCAAGGAACTGAATGCGTTTCCACGCCGTGTGACATTGAGAAGTAACGGTAACAGATATTATTTTGAATAGAATGAAGACAATGAGATAACAACATAAAAAGGTGGGTCATTCTTGTGGTGTCCTGTTCAGCGGTAATGCGAATAACAGTGCGAATGCGGGTCTCGCCTATGCGAACTCGAATAACACCCCCTCGAATACGAATGCGAACATCGGTTCTCACCTATGCTTTAAAATTGGTTTTGACAATATGAAACAATATAAAAGAATGACAGCCTTGCCACTTGGCAAAAGATTTCAAGCAAACCTCCTAAAAGTGTTGGTAGGAACGCCTGTTGTATGGGCTACCGAAAACTCTGACTAAGAAAAGCAAAGCAGAAGTATGAAAAGAATAGGAAACTTATATAAGACCATAATCTCCGTTGAGAACTTGCGGGAAGCTGACAGAAAGGCTCGCAAGGGTAAAACGCACACATACGGGGTCAGGGTTCACGACAAGAACCGTGAAGCGAATATTCTTGCCTTACATGAAGCCTTGCTGACAAAGACGTTCAAAACCTCTCCTTATGATGTCTTCACGATTTTTGAACCAAAGGAAAGGCTTATTTTCCGTCTTCCGTACTATCCCGACAGAATAGTACATCACGCAATTATGAATGTTCTTGAACCGATATGGGTCAAAACATTCACGCACAATACTTATTCTTGTGTCAAGAAACGTGGTATAGAGGGGTGCGCCCATCAAGTTGACAAGATAATAAAGGAGTTTGAGGGAAAGCCCTTATATTGCCTGAAAATTGACATCAAGAAGTATTATCCCTCAATCAGTCACAATGTGATGAAAAGACTGATACGCCGTAAAATCAAGGACGCTGACCTGTTGTGGCTTCTTGACGAAATCATAGACAGCGCACAAGGTCTTCCAATCGGGAACTATCTCTCACAATATCTCGCAAACCTGTATTTATGCTATTTCATGCATTGGGTAAACGAGTGTTTGCCGGAACTTGTCAGAAAGGCTTTGAACCTGAAAGAAAAGCCATATATCAAAGCGATTGAATACGCTGACGATATACCGTTCTTGGCTGAAAGCAAGGACGTTCTTCATCAGGTTTTCAAGTTCATAAAAGAATATATCGAGGAAGAACTTGAACTAAGTATTAAAGGCAATTATCAGATATTCCCTATCGCAAAGAACCGTTATGACAAACATGGGCGTGCGCTTGATTATGTCGGTTATTTGTTCTTTCGGAAACAGAAACTTATCCGCAAGAGCATTAAGAAGAATTTCTGCCATACCGTCTCACGGCTAAACCGCCGCAAACCTCCGCTTGACGCAAAGGCTTATAAGCAGGCTGTCGCCACGTGGCTCGGTTGGGCGAAACATAGTGATAGTAAACATTTATTAAAAACAATCATTAAACCGTGTTATTATGATAGCATTTTATGACAATCAGCCGACCAAATTGGAGGCTGTCGGAAACGGAAGTTACGTTTACCGCTTCAACATTCAGAAAGTTGAAAAACCCGCCACCGTTGAACCAAGCGAACTCGCTTCTGACGATGAAGCCCCGGTTCAGGAACAATGGAAATGTGAAGAAGTTACCGTGTGGGCTCCGCTTTCTTCAAACAAGATAACTGAAACAGTTATCACGGAGAAATGGGACAACAACCGGGAACAAAAACTTGTGAATGAGTTCAACGCAGCGAACCTCGGTATGATTGGAGGGGCGAAGTCAAGCGAGGAAGCCAAGGCAAAGATTGAGGCATACAAAGCCTATCTATCCGAACGTGCTACCCTGAAAGCGCAAGTGGATGCAGACTGCCTTGAATACGGTATTCTGTAACTTGTAAAAACCGCTTCCCGTCACGTTATTCAAACATAAAATGTGACGGGAAGAATGGTTATTCTTGAAAAAGCCTTTTTTAGCCCCGTAGAACGCTCAAAAAGTGATTACAATATAATCACACCATTTTAAAAAGAAAGTTCAACCACGGGGAAATTCGGGAAAAATAACTCAAAGTTTTTAGTAGTATGATAATTTACAATAATGCCGGAAGCAAGGTTCTTGAAATCGAGGTTGACGATAACAGTTACCGCAATAGGGCTGTCATGGGAGACCATAGTTTAACGTTGTATTATTCGCTCCCTGAACACGTTGAAATCCCAGTAGGCTCTTACTGTGAGTTTCAAGGCGAAACGTTCACGCTCAAACGCCCGGAGAATTTCAAGATGAAACATAAAAGATTGTTTGAATACACGGTGCTTTTTGACCCGCCCGAAGCAAACGCAAAAGTTTGGAAATTCAGAAACCCGGTTGACGGACGTTTGAAATTTTCGTTGACTGCAAAGCCACATGAACATCTTCAAATGTTTGTTGACAATATGAACCGCCGTGACAAAGGATGGATGGTTGGCGAATGTATTGACGGTGTTGAAACCCTGATTGCCTATGACCATGATTTTTGTATTGACGCTCTAACCCGCATGGCTTCAACGTTCAAGACAGAATACGAGTTTACGGGAAAACGTGTGTCATTACGTAAGATTGAATACAACAAAAGTAACCCCCTCCCGCTGTCTTATGGATGTGGCAACGGGTTCAAGCCGGGTGTCGGACGTTCAAATACGGGAGACAACCCGCCAACGGAAATTTTGTTCGTTCAAGGCGGTACGGACAATATAGACCCGTCAAAATACGGTTCTTCCGAGCTTCTTCTTCCCAAGAACCAAACACTCGCTTATGACGGCGAACATTTTGAAGATGAAGACGGCTTCATAGCCAAGAACGCCCGCCGTTATGTCGTTGATGAAGCAGGGCTTTCAATACGCCGTGATGACAAACAACTGTCATCACTCGCCGAAGATAGTCTTGACTGTTCTGAGATTTACCCGAAACGTGTCGGTACGGTCAACACGGTTGTAGTTGTTGATGAGAAAAACAACTTTTATGACATTGTTGACACGTCAATCCCATCTTCACTGAATTATGAAGAATGCTTGATAGAGGGGGAAACTATGACCGTTGTTTTTCAGACGGGTATGCTTGCCGGACGGGAGTTTGAGGTTAAATATTACCATAATGCCGTTAAAGGAAAGGCGGCACGCCGTTTTGAGATTGTTCCCGCAGACATAGACGGGCAAACTATGCCAAATACCACATTCGCCCCTAAATCGGGCGATAAGTATGCCGTATTCAAATGTATGCTTCCCACTGCTTACATTTGTGATAATGCCACGAAAACAGGCGCATCATGGGATATGTTCCGGGCGGCTGTAAAATGCTTGTTTGATAATGAAGACCTGAAATTCACTTTTACGGGAGAACTTGACGGGATATGGTCGAAAAAAGATTGGGTAAACATCGGGGGGCGCATCAAACTCGGGGGATATATCCGTTTCTCTGACGATCAGTTTCAGAAAGACGGCGTTCTCGTGCGTATAACGGGTATAAAAGATTATATCAATAAACCGCACAGCCCCGTGATTGAACTTTCAAACACAACGGTAAGCGGCAGTGTTTCATCAACATTGAATGACCTGAAAAGTGAGGAAGTCATCGTTGATGACCTACATCGTGACGCTATTCAATTCACTAAAAGACGGTTTAGGGACGCAAAGGAAACAATCAGCATGTTGGAAGAAGCATTGCTCGACAATTTCACGAACTCAATCAACCCGATTGCCGTTCAAACGATGTCAATGCTTGTAGGCGATGAAAGTCTTCAATTCCGTTTTGTGAACTCAAAGACAAACCCCGTCCCGGTTACGCACAGAATTGTCTATGACAATGAGACGAAACAACTGACAGCGGCAGCGGGTATCATACAACACATGACCCTCGGTATCAATACGGTCAGTGCATCGCACAAGGTTTCGGAATATAAATTTTGGGATATGACAGCCTACACAAGCGCAGTGCTTGATGACGGTAAGAAGAAGTATTATTTGTATGCAAAAGTCTCAAAGACGGCACAAACAGGTGTTTTCACCCTGTCTGAAAATGCAATCAAATTAGAGGGTGTTTCAGGCTTCTATCATCTTCTTGTCGGTGTCCTGAACTCTGAATATAATGAAGAACGGAGTTTTGTCACTCTGTACGGTTTTACAGAAATCCTTCCGGGACGTATCACGACAGACAGGATTGTTTCCACAGACGGGAACACTTATTTTGATTTATTGAAAGGTATCATATCCGGGCAAATAAAGTTCAAATCAGGTTCATCGGGCTTATATGAACTTGATGAATGGGAAGCCGTGAACGGTTTGATAACTCAGGCTCAGAACACCGCCAACGCCGCCGTTGAGAGCGCAAAGAACGCCAATACCGCCGTTGGAGATTTAAACGACTATGTGGACGGTGCGTTCGCTGACGGCATTATTACGGAAGCGGAAGCGAAAGCGATTGAGAAGTACATCAACACAGTGAACAACACGAAAGCCGCCGTGGAAGCTGCGTATAACAAACTGTACACAAACGCCTATCTTACGGGAACGGCAAAAACCGGGCTTCTGAATGCCAAGGTTACGCTTATGGGCAGTATTGAAAACCTTATCAGCGCAATCAATTCCGCTATCGCCGATGGTAGAACCACTGTAACCGAAAAAAACAATGTTGATAACAAATATGCCACTTTCAACAGTGCGTATGCCGACTTTAACACAGCCGTAGAAGCCGCCAATAAAGCTATTCAAGACACGCTGAAGGGGTATTCAGATTCGGTTCTCAACACCGCCAACGCCGCCGTTGAGAGCGCAAAGAACGCCATAGCGAAAGACTTGGGATATACAAATTTCGCTGACTTGGAAAAGAAAGCCGCCGCTAATGAAACCATCATTGTAGGAGGTAAAATCAACACGACATTGATTAATGCTGAACTTATTGTCACGGCGGCTTTGCTTGCCAAATTGGTCAAAGTGACCGAACTTGTTGCGGAACACCTGACAGTTACCGGGAGTTCAAAGATAGCCGGGTTCAGTGTCAGCGGAAACGGGCTTACAAATACCCCGTTTAACAATGATGCGTATGTGATATTCCGTAATGACGCACATAAATGTTTTGCGGGTATCGGAGGAAACGTGCTGCCGACATCATCAGGATTGAGAGCCGTAGCAAGATTTGAGAATGAGGACACGTCCGATTGGTGGGGATTGAACAGGAACATAGCAACTTTGTTCTCCGCAAAAAACGGGCGTTATAACCATGCTTTTTTAGGAAGCGGAAACGGGAATTTGGACGGATGGATAGGAGGTTACAAATACAGCAAATATAATCTGACAAGTGCCAATACTATTTATAGTGGTTATTCAAATCTTAAAGATAATAACCGATGGGTAATTTATAGCAGCGTGGATAATTCAGGCATCACTCTGCCTAAACTTTCAGAGGTAAGGGACGCTCTTAGTATAGGAAGCAGCACTAAGTTCTGTGTGGAATTCACAATTATCGCAGACCTTGATTCAAGGGATTTTGATATATACGGAAGAAACAGCAAGAAAAGTAGTGATAACACCTATCCGTGGAACACGTCTGAATATCCCAATCTGGTACATTGGGACAACGATCATTGGGATAGTTTGGCAATGGGAGCAGGTGACAGTCTCACGGTGTTACTTATATATGATTCAAGTAAAGGTGGCAGCAAAGGCGGTTATCCCCTGACCTATACAGCGAGAATAAT